TGAACACTCAGTTCGGTGTTGATATGGCGTTTACTACTCAAGATTTGAGCTTAAACATTTCTGATTTCTCTGACAGATTCATTAAACCAGCTATTGCGGCAATTGCTAACAAGATCGATTATGACGGTCTACAACAATTCCTAAACGTATATAACATGGTTGGTACTCCTGGTGTTTTAACAGGTACTCCTACTCAAGCACAGTCTTTACAAACTATCTTAGCTGCTCGTGCTAGATTGAACCAAGAAGCTGCGCCTGTTGATGATCTTCGTCACATTGTTGTCGATCCTACTATTGACGTAGGTTTGGTTTCTGGTCTTACTAACTTGTTCAACCCACAAACTGTCATTTCTGAGATCTTCAAGAAAGGCGCAATGGGTGATAGCACTTTAGGTTTTAACTTTGCAATGGATCAAAACGTAGGTAACTTTACTTCAGGTTCTTTCATCGTTGGTACTGATACTGTTGCCGTAGCTGCACAAGCTGGCGGTTCTGTACAATCTAACGCTGCATCTACTTTCGGTTTAACTGCGACTATTTCAAACGGTAAAACTTTAACTCAAGGTACTGTTTTCACTATACCTGGTGTTTATGCTGTGAATCCACAAAACCGTCAGTCTACTGGCGCTTTGCGTAACTTCGTAGTAACTGCACTAACTACTGGTACTGGTTCAGGCCAAACTGTAGCAATTTCACCTGTACCTGTATTCAGCGGTCAATTCCAAAACGTAACTAGCACTACAGGCACTATCCCTTCTGGTAATGCTTCTGTAATTTCTGGTTCTGCTGGTTCAAGCTATGCCAACGCTATCGCTTTCCATCGCGATGCTTTTGCTCTTGGTACTGCTGACTTGTTATTGCCACAAGGTGTAGATATGGCTGGACGTGCGTCAGCTGATGGTATGTCAATTCGTTTGGTTCGCCAATATGATATTAACTCTGATCAGTTACCAACTCGTTTAGATGTTCTTTATGGCTTCAGCACAGTTTATCCTGAGCTAGCTTGCCGTATCACTGGTTAATAGGAGTATTTTAATATGAGTAATCCAGGCCCCGCTATAGTTGCAGTCACGGCTAACCGTGCTACCGCTATCGTATCATTGGCAGTAACTCCTGCCGCTGTTTTAACTGTTACTTCTGCTGAACAGAACTTTACACTTAACGGTGTAGCTGTTGGCGATTACATCAATGTATCAACTACTGCGGCTCAAACTGCTGGTGTTGCTATAGCTGGTGCAAGAGTAGTTTCAGCTAATACTATTGCAATTACTTATGTAAACCCAACTGCTGCGAGTAAAACTCCTGCTGCGGATACATACTTAATTGAAGTTATCCGTTCATTCCCTGTTGCTACTGACTTCCTAGTGAACTCTGCAAGTAACTTTGGTTTATTAGCTGGTAATAAAACAGTATAAGTTTTAAAAGATGGGGGAGGGGATAAAATCCCTCCTTTATTTTTATAAGGAATTAAAATGTATCCATGTTCAGTTCACAAAGACTCGTATGACAATTCACGGATTGCCATTGACGAGCAAGAATTCAAACTGCTATCAAAGGACGGATGGCTTACTTCCCAAGAATGGGATGATCAGGGCAAAGAAGCTCCTGTTAAACGTGTAAGAACCCCTAAAACAGAGGATTAAGAATGTCAAGCCTAGCGAATCAGCAACAAAATCTAACTTATCCAGGCTTATTGCAGATTCCTGGAGGCATTACTTCAGCACTTCAACAAGTTCAAGATGGTAATGGAAATGTCACCGGTTTGAGTATTAGCTCAACTGGCGCATCTGTTACTACATCTAACACTTCTCAAGCGTCTAAAAATGGCATAACTTATACTGGCGCAACTGCTAGATTAATCAGTGATATGTTTGGAGATCTTCCAACTGTTAAAGATTTTGGTGCTAAAGGTGATGGTACGACTGATGATACTGCTGCGTTTACTGCTGCTATCGCTGCAAGCCCTACTGGCGTAGCTGTCCCTGCTGGAAGTTATAAAATTACAGGCACTGTCACAGGGGCATTTTATAGTTTCGGTGTTATCACTGTGGTTACTGGTACAGTTACAGCTATACAAAATTTAGCTAATATCCCTGCTGTATTTGCAGCATCAACAGGGTCAACACTTGTTGGAACTATTCAATCTGTAACAGGTGGTGTTGCTAGAACAGTAGCTGCTAAAATTAATGAATCTATATCAGTTAAAGACTTTGGTGCTAAAGGTGATGGCGTTACTGATGATACTGCTGCTTTAGCTGCTGCTCAAGCATATCTTGTAGCATTAAATACAGCTGGAACACCTTTACCAGCATTAATATTTCCTGCTGGAATTTATTTATATAGTGTAAGTCCTAACTGGGCTATACCACACGTAATACTTCAATCTGAAGGCGTAGTTCGTATGCGCTATACAGGCACAGGAAATGCTTTCATTATTGATGGTGTGGGAGTTGGCATTTATGGAGCTAGGATTGGTCGGTTTATTATAGAAGCACCAAGTACAGCAGGGCATGGCGTATACATTAGGCAGTGTTTCCATAGCACTTTTGAATTTCAGGTTAGAGGTTGCGGTTCAGCAAGTTCAGGCATATATACTGCATTTTTAGTCACTTGTTTATTTATTAACCCTGAAGTATCCGTAAATGATGGGGGATGGTATTTAAGTGCTAAACCGTATAATGGTATTTATATGACCAATTATGCAGTCGTTGGCGACACTGGATTCACTTCATTTTGTACATTTATAAATCCAATTATTGAAGGAACTACTCAAGGTATTCAGCTTGTAAATGCGTTGGGAAATACTTTTATTGGAGGGACATCTGAAGGATGTTCTGATACAGGAATTATAGTTTCTGCAACTTCATTATTAAATAAGTTTTTTACTATTGATTTGGAAGCCAACTTAGGTGACGTACTTTGCTCAGGGTTTGACAATGAATTTCATGGTATAAATAGCCAAAAATATTTTCAAATAGCCGCAGCAGGATATAACAATCTTGTAGTTGGAGGAACATTTAATGATTTAGTAATAGCATCAGGCGCTAAGGATAATACTATTTCAGCTATTAAATATAATATGCAGGGAACAGGATCGTATTCTGATAGCGGAACAAGGACTCGTTCAAGAGATTTATATAATGTAACAACAAACTTACATCATAATACATTACCGACACAAACAACCTTAGCGCCTTCTGCATCGCCATATACTTATACAAATTCCACAGGTAATGATATATCAGTATCTATTGTTGGGGGGGTAGTTAGTAATATAGGTATTATCCGCAATGCTGTTTCTAATGGCGTTGGATTTGTTAATGGCCCAATATACTTATCTGCTAATGATGGAGTAGTTATTACTTATTCAACCCCACCAACTTTAGTTTTCTTAAACCGATAAAATTAAGGTAGATAACTATGGCTAGGTATTTTACTCTTGATTTAGTCCCTCAGAAAGGAGGTCAATTAGGGTTGATCTCCGCAGGAATATTCTATGCGAATACTTCTTCTGCGGTAGCGATCTTTGAAGATCAGGCAATGACTACGCCTATAGCTAACCCTTTAGTTTTAACTACTGGGTATAATATTTCGTTCTGGGTAGCTGACGGTACTCAGAAATATGATATTCAGTTAATAGGGGGTAATTTAATATCAACTAATTTCATTAATGATATTTGGAGTTTACCAGCACCTATCTGGGGTAATTTATCTACTTTCTGGACTAACGCTGCAAATGTTTGGGCGTATATAACTCCTTATACTGTTGCTGTTTCAATGGTTAGCAACGTAGGCCAGCTTTATACAGCTAACGATTTAATCCACGCTGCGATGCGTTTGATTCAAGTAACTGCTGTTGATACAGACTTAACTGCAAGTGAGCTACAAGATGGCTTAGAATCGCTTAATCGTATGCTAGATTCATGGTCTGCTGATGAGCTTATGCTTTATCAAGTAACCCGTGAAACTTTCCCTTTAGCATCAGGTCAAAATCCTTATACAATTGGCTTAGGAGCGACTTGGAATACTATTCGTCCTAGCCGTATCATTGATGCGTATTTCACTATTTATACTGGAAGTCTACCTGTAGATTACCCAATGCAGATTATGGAATGGGACGACTATAATGCGGTAAGGCTTAAATCTTTAAGCACTAACTTCCCAGGCTATTTATATTATGATAGAGGCTTTCCATTAGGAAATGTTTTTATCTACCCAATATGCGCATCTAGTAATGAAACTATTACTTTGACTTCATGGAAGCCTTTTACAGTAGTTAATGATCCTACTGCTTACATTAGTTTGCCTCCGGGTTATTGGGAAGCGATTGTTTTTAATTTAGCGATCAGAATTGCTGAAGAATATCAATTTGATATTAGACCAACAACTGTTGCATTGGCTCAAGCTGCTACCATGCGTATCAAGCGAATCAATCAACGAACTCCTACCCTTAGTACGGATGTAGCGCTTATGAATACTAGCCAGATGAGATATAACATATATAGTGATGGTTACGGTCGCTAATGGCTGAGACAATCATATTACCTCTCTTAGGATCTGGCATTGATGGTAGATCTAAAGCTGTTTCTGCTCAAAAAAGGCAGAATCTATTTTTAGAAATGAAACCTGAAGCAGATAAGACTAAAATAGCGGCATATCCAACGCCAGGCTTAACTTTGTTTGCTGATACAGGAAATGAAGCGTCACGAGGCATGTGGTGGCTACAATCGTTAAACCTACTCTATACGGTCAATGCTAATAAACTTTATGAAATAGGACTTGATGGATCGGTTACTGAACGAGGCACTTTAAAAACTGCTCAGGGTTCAGTTTCGATGTCTGATAATGCTCAAGAAGTTATTATCGTTGATGGCGAAAATGGGTATATTTACCAACCTAAAACTCCTCAATTAAGCTATTCATACCCTAATAATTCAGTATCTAACAACTATACTCGCACAGGTTTAACTGTAACAGTTACTGGGTTTGTTAATGCTGGAACAGCTGGTCAAACTGCTGTCGTTACTACTAATGGAGGGGATGTAAGTTCAGGTACATTTACTATAGCTTCAGCTACTCAAGGTAGTTGGACTTTCAATACTACCCTACCTACAACACCTATAGCTGCATCAGCCATCATAGCGGGTAAGCAATATGTCATACTGACAATAGGTGATTCAAATTTTACTTTAGCAGGGGCAACGACTAATGTATTAGGCGCAGTCTTTATTGCTACAGGTAAAACTATAGGTACTGGAACAGTAGCTTTAGCTACAATTAATGTAACTGTACCTACTGCGGCTATGGTTCAAAATCAGAAATATATAATTTTGATTGTAGGGGCTACTGACTTTACTACTTATGGTGCAGCTTCAAATACTGTAGGGTTAGAATTTACAGCAACTTATCAAACTGTAAGTATTACTACTTTAGTAATCGGACAAAGCTATAAAATTCTTTCATTAGGCGATTCTAATTTCACTACATGCGGTGCAGCTACTAATACGGTAGGCTTAATTTTTATTGCTACTGCTGTGGGTACAGGTACAGGTACAGCAGCGCTTCAAGCATTTAGTGGTACAGGCGTAGTAATTAATAATTCTTCAAACGGACTTTTAACTTATACTGAAAATAATGTAGTCTCAGTATCTGAGAACGCTACTAATAGACATTCTAATGATGCTGTCAGTATATTAAATACTGCTGGCCCTGTAATATCGGGCGATTATATAATCAATTTCCCTGTAACTGCTGCTACAGCATTAGTAGTTGGAAAACAATATACAATCAATAGCGTAGGAACTTCTAATTTTCAATTAGTAGGCGCTCAAAATAATCAAGTAGGTACTTCTTTTGCTGCTACCGGAACTACCCCTGGAACAGGTACTTGCACTGATTCTAATGATTGGACTTTTACAGTTCCTACAACTTTAACTTCTGGAGCTGGCGGTTTACAAGTAATAAATAATTTCAGGCCAATTATCGCTGCTGGCTTCCCTGGCGGTGATACAGTTACTTTTTTAGATGGATATTTTGTAGTTAATGCGCCAGGTACAAGAGAATTTTTCATATCTCAAGGATATGATGGGTTTACTTGGAACGCTTTAAATTTCGCCAGTAAAGAAGCGTATACTGATACATTACAAGCAGTTACTGTTGATAATAGCTGTTTAGTATTGCTAGGCGATGTATCTCAAGAATATTGGCAGGATGTAGGCTCATTTCCATTTCCATTATTACGTATTCCTGGATCACCTACTGACATGGGGGTAGCGGCTACATTTAGTGTTGCCAGATGTAATGGCGCATTAATGTATCTTGGAAGAGCTAGACGAGGTGGTCTTTCTGTCGTAATGATTGAAAATTACCGTCCTAAAACAGTATCTACACCTGATTTAGATTATCTATTTAATGAATATGTTAATCCTGCTGATGCTATAGCTTTTGGGTATCGTCAGAATGGGCATGAGTTTTATCAGATATCATTTCAACAGCAAGGTGTAACTTGGCTTTACGATGCAACTTCAGCTGTTTGGAGTACCTTAGTATCAGGCGCGGTTACACGTCATTATGCAAATTATGGCTGTCAGTTTAATTTTCATGTAATGGTATCGGATTATCGTAATGGTAAAGTCTATGTTCTTGATCCTTCAGTCTATACAGATAATGGCGAATTGATTGCCAGAGAATTAATCACTCCGCATTTCTATCAAGGCACTTCATTTAATAAACTTCATATTTATAGACTTAGAGTAGATATGGAACAAGGTGGAGGTCTTAATGATGGGCAAGGTATTGATCCTCAAGTCATGCTACAAGTTAGCCGTGATGGAGGATTTACTTGGGGTTCTGAAATGTGGACGACTTGTGGAGCGCAGGGCGATTTCACAAAACGTGCTGAATGGCGTAGATTAGGCGTATCTCGTAATTATGTATTTAAACTTCGAGTAACTGACCCTATAAAAACTGTATTTATAGCTGCTGCGGCTTACGCAACACAGGCATCTAAATAATGAGTATTTCTAATCCCCCATTTCAATCTACATTAGTTGATGCTGATGGACGAACTCAAACACCTTGGGTTCAATGGTTTAGCCAACTTCAGCCTTTATTAAATTCAGTTAATTCAAGCGGCCCAACATCAGCTAGACCAACATCAGGACTTTATATAGGATATGCGTATTTCGATACGACAATAAATCAAATGATTTATTGGAGTGGGGTTACTTGGATAGTAAACGCACCTTCTACCTCTGGAACAAGTATTCTAAAAGGTAACGGTACTGGGGGATTTAATAATGCTATATCAGGAATAGATTTTGCTCCAGCTACTACAGGTGCAGCTATTCTTTTCGGTAATAATGCCGGAGGATTTAATTCAGTAGCTATTGGTACAGGCGTTACTTTTGTTGGTGGTGTTCTATCAGCTACAGGAACAGGCGGTACAGTAACAGCTGTCACTGGAATATCCCCAATTTTATCTTCTGGCGGTATTACTCCTGCAATCAGTATTCCAGTAGCTACTACTTTAATTAGTGGATATTTAAGCTCAACTGATTGGACAACATTTAATAACAAAGGAACAGTAACTTCTGTAGCCGGTACTGGGTCAGTTAATGGAATTACTTTAACTGGAACGGTTACTTCTTCAGGTAGTTTGACATTAGGTGGAACACTAGGAAGTATTGCTAACAGCCAATTAACTAATTCATCAATTACTATTAATGGTAATCTTGTTAGCCTTGGTGGATCAACTACCGTTACAGCTACAGCTACAAATGCACTGACAATTGGTACAGGTTTAAGTGGTACTTCCTACAATGGGTCAACTGCTGTCACGATTGCTAATACAGGTGTCTTGTCGGTTTCAGCCACAGCTCCTGTTGCTTCTTCTGGAGGAGCTAATCCAGATATTAGTATGGCATCAGCTACAACATCAGTTAATGGGTATCTGACATCAACTGACTGGACTACATTTAATAACAAGCAAAATGCCTTTGGTAGCCAAACCGCTAATTATGTTTATGCGGCGCCTAATGGATCCGCAGGAGCGCCATCGTTTAGAGCATTAGTATCTGCTGATATTCCATCGTTATCAGGTACATATATACCTTATACTGGCGCATCAAGCGCAGTAGACCTTAACGCTAAAACTTTAGTTAATGTAGCTAATCTTGGAGTTAATACATCTAGCGTATTAACGATTCGTATCAGAGCAGTTGGGGATAATAATTCATCATCTCGTATTGCTATGAGAGGGTATTCGAGCAATGCTAGTAGTTCCTCTATCCGCGTAAGTAAATTTAGAGGGACTGAGCTTGCACCGCAAGCACCGATAAGCGGGGACAGTTTAGGTAAGTTTGAGTTGGCAGGTTACGGCACTACTTCAGCAGATGCTTACCCGCAAGTATCTTTAGAAGGTGTAACAACAGAAGTATGGAGCGCTATAGCTAGGGGGGCAAAGGCGGTAATTAAAGTTACACCTAATACTACTATTACTCAAGTTACAGCATTAACGATAGATCAAGATAAAAGTGTAACGCTTGCAGGTGCTTTGTCGGTTACAGGAACGACAACATTAGCAACTTCATTAAGTGGCTTGGCTAAACTCACAGCAGGTGTAGTTTCTACTGCCACAAGTGGTACAGATTACGCACCAGCGACTAGCGGATCATCAATCCTTTATGGTAATGCTGCAGGTGGGTTTAGCAATGTCACTATTGGTAGTGGTGTTTCATTTGCTGCTGGTACATTATCTGCTACAGGTTCTGGCGGTACAGTCACTAGCGTAACAGGCACAGCACCAGTTGTCAGTAGTGGTGGTACAACTCCTGCTATTAGCATGGCTGCAGCAACTTCTTTAGTTAATGGTTATTTAACATCTACCGATTGGACTACGTTTAATAACAAACAACCTGCTGGCACTTATTTAACGGCTTCAACAGGTGTAACAACATTTGCAGGTAATTCTACAGGCTTAACACCTGCAACAGCTACGAGTGGTGCTATTACTTTAGCAGGTATATTAGTTGGAGCAAATGGCGGAACAGGAGTAGCCAATACAGGAAAGACAATTACTTTAGGCGGTAATTTTACTACTTCAGGCGCATTTACTACTACATTAACAGTCACAGCTAATACATCATTAACATTGCCTATTAGTGGTACAGTATTAAGTTCTGTTACTGCACCAGCAGCTAATCCTATTACTGGTACGCCATCAGCTTCAAATTATTTACGAGGGGATGGAACTTGGGCGACTATCGCTGTAGGAACAGGTACAGTTACTTCAGTAGCTGCAACTGTTCCAACATTCTTATCAATATCTGGAAGCCCGATTACAACTAGCGGTACATTAGCAATTACATTATCAGGTACAGCATTACCTGTAGCTAATGGCGGAACAGGCTTAACAACCTTAACAGCAGGGTATATCCCTTATGGTAACGGCACGGGGGCTTTAAGTTCAAGTTCTATATTACAATTTGACGGGTCTAATTTACTGATTAATACCCCAACAGCCGGAGGTAAATTAACTGTATATAACTCAGGTTCAGGAAATATAGGCGCATATAGCTTACAAAATACAAGCAGTATTCCATACGTTGCAGATATGCGTAATGCAAGCACTGATGCTTTCCGAATAAATTGGTATGGCACACCTATAGGCTCAATTTCAGTAAATTCTGGCGGTGTAGGTGTTCTTTATAACATTACATCTGATCAAAGGCTAAAAGAAAATATTATATCCGCCCCTGACGCATCTGCTGATATTGATGCCATACAAATACGGAGTTTTAATTTTTTAGCTGATATTAATAAAACCCAAGTTAAATACGGATTTATTGCTCAAGAATTAATTTTGATAGCTCCTGACGCGGTGCATCAGCCTGAAAATTCAAATGATATGATGGGTGTGGACTATTCTAAACTTGTACCGATGATGATAAAAGAAATTCAATCTCTTAGAGCAAGATTAAACGCAGCAGGGTTATAAAATGATCCAATTCATGGTACTAGGATTACCAAGATCCGGTACAGCTTGGGTTTCAAACCTTCTGACTACAGATACGACAGTCTGTATTCATGAAGCGTTTGAGTTCAATAGCCTGTCTGAATTAGATGAAATGGCTGTGCAGGGAATCTGTGAAACGAGTGCATTTATGCACATCGATGAGATCAACGCGCACCATGCAAGGAAGCTAATTATAGAGCGGCCATTCGCTGAAATTCAAGATTCATGTAAAGCATTAGGCTTTCCTGAATTACCGCCCTTAGTAATTGATTTGATGGATCAAATTAAAGGGTATAGAATAGCTTACAAAGACTTGTTTAATTACGAGGTTATGGCAGTTTCTTACAGATATTTGTTGAATAAGGAACTTAGCAGAGAAAGACATGCTTTGTTATGCCAATTTAATATTCAAAATAATGCAGCAATTGAACGGGTTAAAGGAATGATAAATGAATAATATTATGCCTATAGCTAATGTGGACATCACGCAGATATTACTACAATTGAAGCGTAATCCTCAGTTATGGAATATTCATTCTATTAGAACAACTACACCTAATAGTCCTCATTATGGATTAGAAGATTTATACGTCCGTTTTCGTGATTTGACAGAATATGACGGTGGAGATTGGACTAAATTTAATGGTGAACACCGTTCGCATTGGTATGAAGGTGCTGAGCGTTTACCAGCGGTTAAAGATTTAGCTTTTCAATTAATGAATTTAGTAAAGGGTGAAGAACTTGGTGCAGTATTAATCACTAAGATTCCTCCTGGAGGGATGTGTAAACCTCATACTGATAATACTTGGCACGCCAAGTATTATGATAAATATGCAGTACAGTTAGAAAGCCATCCGGATCAAGCGTTCTGTTTTGAAGAAGGGGAGCATATATCTCCGCCTGGTGAAGTCTATTGGTTTAATAACCAAGCGGTTCATTGGGTGCGTAATAATTCTCCGGTAGACCGGATTACTTTAATTTTTTGTATTAAATCAGATAGGAGACTCCAATGCCATTAGGAATAACCGCAGGCGAAGCTTTGATGGCTGGAGGTATGGCTGCTGGAGGTATTGCTTCAGGATTAGGTCAAGCTTCTGCTGGTAGCGCTGCCGCTGAACAAGCTGCTCAACAATTAGCATGGACTAAACAAGTCTACGGTAATGCTCAAACTAATTTACAACCGTATTTAGGATTAGGTCAAGCTGGTGTTACGGCTCAACAAGCAGCATTACCTGGGCTTACTGCACCATATACACAAGCGCAATATAGACAAAGCCCTCTTTATACTCCGATGGTTAATAATCTGGCAGAGCTTCAAGCGACACCAGGCTATCAATTTCAATTACAACAAGGTCAGCAAGCGATTAATAATACTGCTGCTGCTCAAGGCGGAATGTTATCTGGTGCTACACAACAAGCATTAGCTAATTACAGTCAGAATCAAGCAGCTACAGGTTTTGCTAACGCTTGGACTAGAGCGCAGGGCGCGTATACTTCAGCCTTCAATCAAAATCAAGCTCAGAATTTACAAGCTAGTAATATTAATACTGCTACAGCTAACATTGGTGCTAATGCTGCCGCTAATCTTGGTAGTATCGGTGTAGGCGCTGCTGGCGCTGCTTCAGGTTCTTCACAAGCTTTAGGCGCTGCTAATGCTGCTCAAGCTTCTGCACCTTATGGTATTGCATCTAGTTTAGCTGGAACATTAGGCGGCTTAGGTGGAAATATGGGCGGAAATACATTAGGTAGTATATTCGGAGGCATTGGCAGCGGTAATCAAGGCCTAAGCGGTATGACTATGCAAGGTGCTGGATATACTCCTGCTGGCGGATCTTTCGGAACTTTTGGATTAGGAGGTTAATCATGAGTGATTTAACTGATTTAATAAAACAACAATGGGAAATAGCGCCTAATGCAGCTAAATCCTTAACTGAAAACTTTGCTGCGGGCCGTAAAGCTCAAGCTGAAAAAATGCAGATGCAAGAGCATCAAGACTTGAAAGCTTTGTTTGCAAGTCAAGCTAAACCTTCTGTTAGTTCTATAGGTGCTATTGATCCTGAGTTCGCGCAAAAGACAATGAAGATGCAGTATGATATGTATAAAGATCAAGCTGACATTGCGCATAAACAAGCGCAAACAGCTGAGCTTCAACAAAAAGAAGATCTATTAAAGCGTCAAGAAATAGCTAATGGGCTAAAGCCTTTCATAGAACGATATGAACAACAAAAAGCTTCTGGCATTCCTGAAGCTCAAGCTGGGGCTGAATATCAAGCTGCAACTGGCGCATTAGTAGCAAATCAAGCTCAAGCAGGAAGATTACCTTCAAACTTTAAAATAGATACTAGCCACACCCCCCAATCAGCAGTTTCAGGAATGAACGCGATAGGCGTTAAAACGCTTAGTCAAGAACGATTAGAAGAACAATATAAAAGCCAAAGTAGACAACAAGGGCTAGTTGCTGGCGGTGTTCCAATGAACGCTGAACAAGCTCATGGCGGAATATACATTGATCCATTAACAGGATTATCTACTCACACATCTCCAATAGCTCAAGCGCCATCAACAGCTCAAGCGGCTAATGGAAATGTCCCTTTGACTGTACCAGGTATTCAAGCTGAAATAGCTAAAAATATGGAAGTAGTCAATAATCCTAACGCATCCGAATATGATCGAGGATTAGCTAATTCAAATATTGCTTTTTTAACTAAGAACGCTGCACCTACTGGATTTGTAACTCCCGCAGAAATACAAAAGGCTAGAGTAGAACAATCTGGACAAATTGAAGAAGCTAAAGAAACAAGTAAATTAGAAGCTGCACAGCGTCAAACAGTTAAAAATTCACTTACAGCGTATGAAGAATTACCTGATATATCACACCTTAGAGATTTAGTAAAAGGGTCTATTGGAAGTGATATTGGCTATTGGACAAATAGACTAGGCGGTGTAGTAGGTAAATCATTAGCTGCTGGGGACGTTCAATCAGCATTATCTGTTGTAGCTGCTACTATGGCTAATACTGTAGCTTTTGCACCTGGATCGCAATCAGATAAAGAACTTCAAGCTCGATTACAACAAGTAGGTGATCTTAATTCTAAAATGACTGTAGATCAAAAACTATCTGCTCTTGAAGAATGGTTTGATAAAGAACAGCGCCATATTTCAAAGCATGGGGATTATACTGATGCAGAGCTTATAGATCTAGGTAAAGAAGGTAAGATTACTCACGAAACAGCGATGAAAGTTCGCGCTAGACGTAATAAGGGGAAATAGTATGGATGATGAAGCTTTTAGCGCTGCTTTTAAAGGTACTCCGAGTGTAGATGATGGTTTTTCTAAGGCTTTTAATACAGCTTCAGGAAAACAAATATCAATGCCTTGGGAAAAGTACGGATATGCTAAGAATCCTGCTGAAGAAACAGGTATGACTAACTTTGCTTTAGGAGTTAATGCCGCTGCTCATCGAGGTTATGCGGGGCTGAAAGGATTGTTTAAAGATCTAACGCCTGATGAATTGGCAGAACTTGAGGCACAAAAAAGCTATATAGCTGCTGCACCTTGGCAAGCTACAGCTGGTCAAATGACTGCTCAAGCAATCCCTGAAATAGCTGCAACTGCTTTAGCACCTGAAAGCCTTTTAGCTAGATTAGCTTTATCAGGAGGTACAGCAGCAGCATTAGAACCTGAAAAACGGGGTGAAGCTGCTGCGTATGGTGCTGGAGGTCAATTAGTTGGTGAAGGTATAAGTAAAGGCTTAGGCGCTTTAATTAAAGGCCCTTCTGCTGCGCCTGGGGTTAGAGAATTTGTTGAAGCTGGCGGTGAACCTACTATTGGTCAAGCTTTAGGTGGAGGATTTAAAACTACTGAAGAAAAAGCTACATCAATGCCTTTCATTGGGACACATATTGCTGAAGCACAAAAGAGAGCTTTAGAAAGTTATAATTCATCAGAGCTTCAAGGAATTGTAAATACTTTGAATAAAGGTATTAATTCAATACCGGGGCTTCAAGTTCAAGGTACAGTTCAACGTGATATTGTCGATTTAGGTAAGATAGAACCAACAGCTGAAGGTTTTGCTAAGGTTAAAAAAGCAGTAGGTAATGCTTATGATAATTTAGTAACTCAAACTAGCGGTGAAATGACACCTGAACTTACTACCGGTCTTACAAATATTAAAGACTTAGCTAAAAATCTTAGACCTGAATTTAGAACTCAGATTGATGATATTTTAAACAATAGTGTATTTAGTAGATTTACTCCAGGTCAACGTGTAGATGGCGGCACTTTAAAAGAAATGCTAACTGAATTACGTGTAGCTAGTGAAGATTATAGTAAAAGTTCTATTGCTGATGAAAGACGTGTAGGTGCAGCTGCTAAAGAAGCTGCAAGTCAGTTAAAGCAAATGATGGAAGTGCAAAATCCTAAATATGCTGAAGCATTAAGCGCTGCTGATAATGCTTATCGGGATGCTAAACGAATGGAAACAGCAATGACATCAAGTGTAGGCCATGAAATGGCTACGCCAGCATCTTTACTTCAAGCATTAAGAGGTAGAAACCGTGCTGGTTTTGCTGAAGGTAATATGCCTATGCAAGAATCAGCTAGACGCGCTCAAGAAGTTATAGGTAATAAATATCCTGATTCTGGATCTGCTGGGCGTATGGGGTTGAATGAATTAATAGGCGCAGGATTTACTGGTGTTCCTACAGGTCTAGCAGCTTTTTTTAGTGCTAAAGGTATATACTCCCCTGAAGTTCAGAAAATGTTGGTTGAACAAACACTTAAACAGCCTGGGCCAACTAGAGCCGCAGCGGCTAGAGGATTATCAAGAATATCTCCTTATATAGGTGCAGCAGGCGCTGGTGCAGCTCAACAAGGCGGCAGATAATGGCATCATTATATGAGTTATTGCAAGGCCAAAATGAAGATGCCGCATACAATAGATTAGCTGCTATGAGGCAATCCTATATGCCTAGTCAATTTCAACAAGCCGCTACACCGATGAACTATAGAGTTAATGCTAACCCTATGGTTCGAGGTATGCAAAACGGTCAACCTAATTATGGATATGGTAATCGTTATAATTCAAAGATGCCTAAAGGCACTGGATATTACGGTGAAGTAGCTAGACCTGAAGGTGGTTATTCAGGCGAGTTAAGCGTTGATACTGGTTATGGCGATATACCTTCAATGGTTCCTGGCTTAACGCCTAATGAAATGCAATCAGTTTTAACTGCTGAAGAAGGTCAGCAATTTCCTGAATCAGTATATAGAAAAGCATCTAGCCATGCTGCTTTTAGAAAGCTTAATGGCTTGGCTGCATTTGCTGGAATTAACGATCAACCCTCTTTATTACCGAGTAGATCAGGTACAATGCTTTCAGACTTAATGACTAGGAATTAAAATGACTCAAGCTTACTTATCACCCATTCTACAGAACCCACAATTCAACGATGATGGTACATTTCTATCAGGCGGTTTGATATGGTTCTACGCTGCTGGTACGTCTACACCTCTGACAGCTTATCAAGATGCTGCCGGTACGATTGCATGGCCTAACCCTATTATCCTAAACTCTCGCGGTGAGTCTGGCGGTGAGATCTGGTTAAATGGTATCTACAAGATGGTGCTTGAAAATGCGCCTTTAGTAGGCGCTACATCAGGTTACACTATCAATTCTTATGATAATATTTACGGTGTCAATGCTCCGACATCGTTTGCGCCTCCTTATGTCTTTGCCGGTAACTCTACTGCTATATCTAACACCCACATCTTCATGGGTTGGAATGGTGTAAATCTTACAGCTTCAGAAGGTACAACAGACTTCGGTGCTGAATGGCCTATCAATATCACAGGCAACGCTGGCCCAGTCGGTCATGTAGCTGCTTATGCCGGTAATGTTGCACCATTAGGGTATTTTGAATGCAATGGCGCTCAAGTATCAAGAACAACTTATGTTAAATTATTCGCAGTTTGCGGTGTGTTCTACGGTGCTGGTGATGGATCAACTACTTTTAATCTTCCAGATCTAAGAGGATATTTTCTTCGTGGTTGGAGCGATACATCAGGTATTGATACTGGTCGAATTATTGGATCAACTCAAGCTGATTTAGTAGGGCCTATTATTGATCCTGGTCATACTCATATCGATTCTGGTCATAGTCATTCGTATGATAAAGCTACAGGTGTATCACCTCAAACTGGATCGTCTACAAACTGTTTTATCAGTAATGCTTCAGCTACTACAGGTATCAGCACAGCAGTTATCTCAACTAATTTCACTGGCATTTCTGGAGGCACTGAAACTAGACCTAAAAACGTAGCAATGATGTACATCATAAAGAGTTAATCATGGACAAAATGATAGCAGTATTTATTTTCATAAAATCAAGGCTACATGAGCCATCAACAATGGCTTCTATTGCGGCTTTGATGGTTTTAGCTGGAATTAAACTTGAACCTGGTACAATCCAAGATGTATTGAATGTCGGTACTGTTATCTTTGGTTCATTAGGATTCTTTGTTAAAGAAGCTCAACCATTAACAAAAGTATAGTATTTTTAATCTTTTTATGCTCTGGGTGTAGTATACTTAACTGCAAGGCTACACCTGGAGTCTATCAGGCGCTACCTACAACATCATTAACCCCTAATGGTGTAACCTTAACCTTAAAATGTTTGGTGAATTAAATGTCAGTAATGAATCAAGTAAAAGCAGCGGCCATAAGCACTTTTGCAGAACTATTAGGTCACGGTAATGTATTCGGACGTATTGTCGATGAAATTGAACGTACTAATGCGTCAATGCCAGATGCGTCTGGACATGATAAACGAGCTAAAGTATTGGCCGATATTAACATTATATTTGTTGATTTGGTTGAACCAATCGCAAAACATATCTTAAATTTATTGATTGAACTAGGTGTTACTTACGCTAAAATATTAAATCCTGTTATTGGTATTGCGGCTAGCCAAATTGGTGATGTAATAGAAGAAAAGTTGAAGTAGTGTGGACTTCATACATGGGATGTCTGCCCAAGATTTAGGCGGCTTATTAGCGGGATCGATGGGTGTCATCGGTGTCGCTATTTGGTGGATAATGGAGCATCACGTCCTAAAAGGTTCTGATAAAGTAGAAGAAGCTATTGATGCTGCTCAATATAGTGTAATTGATATGCTTAGAAAAGAAGTTGAACGAATGAGTGAGTCTAATAAGCAATTAGGTTTAGGACTTGCTCAGTTTCAAGCAGAGAACTTAGAACTAAGACGTGAAATTTCAGATCTTCACGATACCATTTCAGAATTATCTGAAAGAATTAATTTATTAAGTAAATCTCAAGCATCTTGCGATTCTTGTATTCATAATTACGCAAATATCTTAAGCAAATGACACCATTTAGATTAATCCTAAGCATAATATTTATACTCACAGTTTGCGCTGCTGCCTTGATCCTTACTATACCTGTAGAATATACAAACATTAACACTTTATGAAAGGGGTTGATGTAGCTATAAAATTAGCTAAAGAATTTGAAGGGTGTATGCTGACTTCATATTGGGATAAATATGGAGATTGCTGGAGTGTAGGTTATGGCTATACCGGTGATGATATAGATGCTAGAACAATATGGACTCAAAAAAAAGCAGAAGCTAGATTGGTTGAACGTATGACCCTTGCAGCTAAAGCTTTAATTAAAATTTCACCTTGTTTATTAAACGATACGCCTGAACGTCAAGGTGCAATGATAGATTTCGTGTATAATCTCGGAGCTGGCGCATATCGTGGATCAACATTACGAAAATGTATTGATGCCGGTGATTGGAACAATGCCGCTATTGAAATTGTAAAATGGGATCATGCAGGCAATAAAGTTTTAGCAGGACTTACTAAAAGAAGAATAGCTGAAGCTAAACTATTACTATTACAGGAATAAAAATGATTAACTTAGAATTAGAACTAGATGAAGTAAACATTATCATGAACGCTTTAGGTGTAGGCCAATTCGTTCAAGTAGCAGGTGTTATCAAAAAGATTCAAGAACAAGCAGGCCCACAAGTTGCTGCGATGCCTGCTGAAGATGAGGAAGAAGTTTAACCTTCAAATATAGCAGCTCGTTCTCTTATCATCCGTAACAGACTGTATCGTTGATGCAGTCTCGTTATTATCGTAGTTCGTTTATCCCCCACCTTTTCTTCTTCCAATAAAGCTAATACTTCTTCTTCAGGAAGTGTATGTAGTATGGTGTTTAAACTGCGCCAAGTATGTGTCATCTTAATTCCTGTATTGCGTCTAATGAAAAGTCACGTTTCTCTTGTAGTGCTGAGAAGATACGCTCGTCTATTGTTTTTTCGGACATAAGTACGTAGCACCAAACTTCACGCTTCTGTCCGCTACGGTGTATTCTACCTATCGCCTGTTCATAGAGCTCTAATGACCAAGGTAATGAAAGAAACACGATCTTATTAGCATAATGCTGAAGATTAAGGCCATGCCCTGCGCTCTTAGGATGTGCTAACAACAGCTCAATCTGTCCAGTATTCCATCGCTCAACCGCGTTATCATCATCTAATGTTTGTGCATGAGGATAACGTCTTTTAAGCTCTGCTAGTTCTTCCTTGTAGGTGTAAAAAATCATTGTACTATCTCTTTGGTTTTCATTCAACAGTTCTTCTAATCTATCGAATTTATGCGAGGAAAACCAAATGACTTGCGTGTCAGTATCATACTTACCGGGGGACGCATTTGCAGTACGTGTAGTGTTATAAACAAAGCCTGAACTCATCTGCTGAAGCTTACCTGTTACTACAGCAGCGTTAACCGCTATAACAGTGTCATATTTAAAATCCTTCTTCATGGTATTATAGTGAGTCATATCCATCTGACACTTAACTTCTACGATGTGTAAAGGCGGCATTAGTCCAGCGTAATCACCTGCATCTAATAGATAAGTGGCAGGTTTTATAGCTTTCATGACTTTAGGTAGTGAATCAGGTCTAGCTGCCCATTCACCAAAGTCTCTATTTATCAGAACGAAATAGCGTTCCATAAATACACCTTTGCTTTTACCTAATAAAGCAGTATCGACTATCTTACATTGACCGAATGTATCTTCTAAACCATTACTGGTAAATGAGCCTGTCAAGCCCCAACGTATCTTGAACTGGTCTATGACTTTGAATAACGCTTTAAAACGTGAGCCTGATGGGTTCTTTAAACGTGTCAATTCATCAAAGACGATAGCGTCAAAGCCTTTCAATAAGTCGGGATTTTCACGGCATAACCATAGAAGATTATCATAATTTGTAACGACTACATGTGCTTTAGAGTTAAATGCGGCTATACGGTTCTTTGCAGACCCTACAGCTACTTCAATAGACAGATTAACCGCCCATTTAAGCCCTTCACTCTCCCAAACATCTGTACAGACACGTTTGGGTGCTAAGACAAGAAAACGGCTTGCTATGCCGTCTTTTATCATCGCTTGCATCGCTGTTAAAGTGATACAAGTTTTTCCTGCACCAACAGGTGCTAAAATTAATGCTCTATCACGGCTATAAAGAAAGTCGGCAGCATCATCTTGGTAAGGTCTTAATCCATTCATCTATTTGTTCCTTTGTCCAAAGACAAGTATATTTTTGATTCAATTCGAGAACTGTATTTGCGAATACCTTTTGTAGTTCGGATAACTTGCCGCCTTTGGTCTTTAACTCGACAAACCAAGTTTGACCATTCGGTAGACAAGCTATACGATCTGCTACACCTTTATGAGAAGGTGAAGTAAATTTGTAGGTCTTACCTCCAATCACTTCAACCGCCCATTTAAAATGTTTTTCTACTTCTTTTTCTAACATTATCGTTGGTGATGGATAAAGTTAGCCAATGGATATTCTTTTTTACAACATTCACAAATTTTAATGTTCATTCCATAATAATGTCTAAACACTGTACATTTATGAGGAGGACTAAACCTTTTCATTTTTCATG